AATCGATTAGCTAATCAACAAAAATTCTTTAAAGATTCAGAGAATACAATTTTTACATTTGATAGCCAAGCAAATAGAGAAGCAGTTTTATCATTAAATGATTTACTACAAGTTAACATAGACATAGATTTTCCTGGCGCAATTGTTGCAGCATCTTTATTTGCTAAAGTTACTGGCGTAAGCGGTGCAACCGCAAACGTAAAACTTTTTGGAGGTAATTATAAATCTACTTCAGAAGTTGCCAAAGCTAGTAGCCAAACAGCATTAACTACAAACTTTTCGGTAAATAAAATTAATACTGGAAGTTATATGTCACTTGCAGGAGGAACTGGTGTTGATGCATTACTTGATAGTACAAGAACGACTACAACCGATACATTTTCCCTTTCCTTTGCTAGCCCACATAATCTTGAATTAAATGATACAATTACTCTTATTACAAATAGCACCAAAGGTTTTAAAGCAGCCGAGGTAGCATTTGTAAAAGAAAAAACTTCGAACACACAAGCTAAATTTGTTTATGGACGAGTATTTGAACCCGCTTCAAACTTAAACTTAGGTGACCTTTCACCTAGCTCAGTGGTTGGTGTATTAAAAGGAAGTATCGACCCCTTACATGATTTTACTGCCGGCGATCAATTAATGCATTTTAACGCTGATAACGCAGGAAGATATAAAAGTTATCAAATAGGACCAGGTTCTGAAGTTGGTGCTGATTGTATTGCTATCGGTAAAAATGTTTATAACAATCAAGCATCTTCAATTAAAATTGGTTATGATAATAATATGCTTAATATTCATTCTACTGGAATTGATGTTGCAGGAAAAGTTAAGACAACTGGAATAATTAATGGAAGCACACATGCGACAGCAGAACCAATAACGTATGATGCTAAAGAACACCGATTTAGAGATTTTGATACAAATCCAAATAACTTAATGGTGATTAGTAAAAGAGATGGTTCACCTATTGGGAAAATAGGTATTAATAAAGATTGCCCAGTCTCTGCATTACATATAGTAGGTGGTTCTACTACAGGTGGAGGAATTTCAAATGAAGCATTAAGAGTTGTAGGTTCTGGTTTATTTACTTCAACAAATGATACTGCTTTAATTCTTCAAGCAGATTCTAATAATAATTGCCCGGTTGAGAATCCTATACTTAGATTACGACAAGACGGATTTGCCTCTTCTACAAAAAGAGAAGTTGATGTAGGAATAAACAGTAATAATAATAGTCACTTTAGAGGTGCTAAGAAAGACGCCTTTTATATACATCGAAAAGCTGGAACAGGTGAAACGCATAACACTCCTTCTATTCAGTTTGCAATTGATGAGAATGATGTAATGACATTAAGAGGAGGAACCACTTCTGATAATGCTAAAGTAGGAATTAATACAAATAGCCCAAGTGTTGAATTAGATATTAGGGGTAATTCCGGCAATGGAATTGCAAAGATGAGAATATTAGGCGCAGCTAGTGAGACTGCAGAGATTGAAGCCGGAGGTGAATTAAAAATAGGCTCTGATGGAACTAATGGATATATTACAGCACCAAGATATGCACTTCATGTTGGAGCTCAGACTTCTAATATCGGTATACATGCAAATCTTGTAGGTACAACTAATAATTATCCGAGTGATTTAACTGCACATCCCTATATTCGATTTGTCAAATCTGATAGCGGAAATGCAAACTTTAATAGAGGTATAGAATTTAATGGGCCAGTTACAAGTCACGTAAGATTCTTTAGACTTGGAAAGGGAATTCAAAACTATAATTCAGGTGGAGCACACCTGCCATTACCAGACATCGCTGGCGCAAAATCAACTGATATGGGTGGTGGAATATCTATAGTAAATGCTGAAGTAAATGCACCTGATACTAACGGAGCTCAACAAAACTTTAAAGCAGCTCACTACCATGGAATAGGAATCTGGTCTACAAATCAATTTGATGTTAGTTCTAAAGGTAAGCTAGTAAGAATCTATACTAATAGCCCAAGTAATACTTCACCAACGTTACAGGTGGCAACTGATGTTGTTACAATTTTGAAGTTAGTACTACCGAATATACCAACACATGCTAATGAAACTGCAGCTGCATCGGCAGGATTAGCACAAAACACTGTATATAAAACATCTACTGGTGAACTACGAATAAAATTATAAATAGAATAAAGGATTTAAGATGGCAAAACCAAATAGTAGACAAACATTGATTGATTATTGTTTACGGAACCTCGGAGCTCCAGTAATAGAAATCAATGTTGATGAAGAACAACTAGACGATAGATGTGATGAAGCTCTTCAGTTTTATCAAGAATATCACGGAGATGCCGTTGTACGAAATATTCGAAAACATAAAATTACCAATTCAACGATTGTAACTGGCACAGTTGATAATACTGACTTTGCTGCAAATGAAAAAATAGTTGGTGCAACGTCTGGTGCTAAAGCGACTGTGGTCACTGCAGTGACAACAGGAGGAGGCGCTAGCGCGACTATTACTTATAACACTACAGATGTGACCGGTACTGCTTTTCAAGTTGGAGAAAATATCACCGGGCAAACATCAGGTGCGGTTGCTCCTATTTCAACTCTTACTAAAGGTGATTTAGAAAATCAATATGTTGATATACCAACCACCTTTCTTTCTGTCAATAATGTTTTTGACCTTAATGTGGAAGGTGCTCAAGGTAATATGTTCACTGTCGATTATCAATTACATCTTAATGATATATTTGATTTAGGTGGGCCTTATGGTGGTGGATTAGTTAACTATGAAATCACAAAACAATATATGTCATTAATTAATAGAAATATTAATGGCATATTTCAAAAGATAGAATATACCAGACATAAAAATAGAGTTAACTTTCATAGTTCAGAAACATTAGATAATTTGGGTCTCGATAAATATATTATTTTTGATGGTTATGAAATAGTTGACCCTGATACTTTTACTGATGTTTATAATGATATGTTTTTAAAGAATTATCTAACAGCTTTAATAAAAAGACAATGGGGTTTAAATTTAATTAAGTTTGAGGGAATGCAACTACCAGGTGGGGTGACTCTTAATGGTAGACAAATCTTTGACGATGCAAAAGAAGAAATTGCTAAGTTAGAAGAAGAAATGCAGCTTAAACATGAAATGCCACCTCACTTTATCGTAGGTTAATATGTTATGCCAAGAAATGTATACTTTAGTCAAGGCGCAAAATCAGAACAAAACCTCTATGAAGATATAACCATAGAGGGTTTAAAAATCTATGGCCATGATGCTTATTATATTCCTCGTAAGATTGTCAACGAAGATGGAATATTTAATGAAGACCAATTAAGTGAATTTGCTGCTTCATATGCAATAGAAGCTTATGTACAAAATGATGGTGGATATGAAGGTGATGGCGAACTATTATCTAAATTTGGTCTTGAGATAAGAGACCAGATAACTTTAGTTATTGCCAATCGTCGATGGGAACAACTTATTGGTCGATTCCTTGGTGCTGATTCTAATTATGATAGAAAAATAATTCGTAGACCTATGGAAGGTGATTTGATTTATCTTCCTTTTGTCAAGGGTTTATTTGAAATTACTTTTGTTGAAATGGAAGAACCATTTTATCAATTACAAAATCTTCCTACCTTTCAACTTAAATGTGAATTATTTGAGTATGGTGGTGAAGCAATTGATACAGGATTCGAGGAAGTCGATACTTATGAAACACAATTTGCTCAAAGAGAAACTCTCAACTTATCACCAGGTACTGGAGCAATTGGAAGTTATATTATTGGAGAAGATGTTTTTCAACTTATTCCAAATCTAAGTGTTTCACCAAATGCTAAGCGTAAATTATTCGCTGAAGTTGCAACTTGGGATTCACCAAATTTACGATTAGAAGTATATGGAAGAACATTTGATTGTCCATCTGCATCACCAAATAGTACATCATTTAGTTTCTCAACTTCACCGAATATTAATTTTGCCACCAAAGGTGTTAGTAGTCCACAATTATTAACAGGATTATCTTCTGGTGCTAAGTATTATGTTAGTAGTTTAGGAGACCAGGCTCAACAATTTTTAGATATGAAAGATACAGACTCGGATGCAGATAACTCTGAGTTTGAAACAATTGGAAATAACTTTATCGACTTTTCGGTAGCAAACCCGTTTGGATTACCTGATGTTTAGTAATACTCCATTTTATAATCAGACCACTAAAAAAGCTGTGGCTGTCTTTGGAACTCTGTTTAATGATATCAAAATCACTAAACCAAACAGAGGTACTGAAAGAGTGCCTATTGCTTATGGCCCTGCTCAAAAATTTATTGCGAGATTAACTGATGGTGGAGGTGACACAGATAGAATAGCATTGAAGGTTCCTCGTTTATCATTTGAGATTACTTCTTTCTCACTTGATACAACAAGACAATTAAATAAAAATAATAAGTTAACATATAGTGCTGGAGGTAATTCTATATTTCAGGGTATGCCTTATGACATTGGATTTTCTTTAAGTATTCTTTCAAAAGACCAAGATTCTGCTTTACAAATTCTTGAACAAATACTTCCAACATTTAGACCAGAATATACTATAGCAATAAAAGATATGGAAAGACCAGGTATGTCTTCGGATGTACCATTGATTCTTAATTCTGTTGCACCTGAAGATACTTACGAAGGCCAGTTCGAAGACAGAAGAATCATAACATATACTTTAGAATTTACAATGAAGATAAAATATTTTGGTGAGGTTTCTTCCACAACAGGAATTATTAAAACTGTCGAAACTTTCTTTCATACTTCTCCTGCGGGTAAAGCAGTTGCAACAAATGATTCACCATTAAGTGGATTTAGAATTAGTACCGCCGTAGGAGATTCACCTGATGACTTTAGTCCAACTACAACTTTTGGATTTACAGACCCAGGTATACCTAGATAATGAGTGATAAAAAGGATAAAATAATGCAAGCTTTGAGTCAAAATCTTCCTGCTAAACCAGAGAAGAAACTTCAAGCTAAGCAAGAGAACATCGTACATGATACGGAAACGGATGTTCAATTTGCCCGTGATAAATTAAAAGAATTGATAGGCCGATCAACGGAAGCACTTGAACATCTATCTGTAATAGCTCAGGAAACGGAACACCCTAGAGCATTCGAAGTTCTCTCAAATATGATTAAGTCGACAGGAGACCTTACCAATGACTTGATTGATGTCCAAAAGAAAAGAAAGGATATTACTCAAGAAAAAGGACAAGAATCTAATTCCACGACTAATAATGCCATCTTTGTTGGTTCCACACAGGAATTACAAAAGATGTTGAGAAACCGAGATGTAATAGATGCCGATACAGAATAATGCAGGATATTTAGGAAACGCTCTTGTTAAGAGAGATGGTGTTGAACATAACTTCACAAAAGAAGAAGTTGTGGAATATGCTAAGTGTATGAAAGACCCTGTATACTTTGCTGAAAACTATATCAAAGTAATATCATTAGATAAGGGTTTAGTTCCTTTTAAACCTTATGATTATCAAAGAAAAATGTTTAAACATTTTGATGATAATCGATTTTCTATAATCTTAGCATGTCGTCAATCAGGCAAATCAATTAGTTCTATTATCTATATTTTATGGTATGTATGTTTTCATGCAGATAAGACGGTTGCTATCCTTGCCAATAAAGGAGCCACCGCGCGCGAGATGCTGGGAAGAATAACCTTAGCTCTGGAAAACTTACCACACTTTCTTCAACCAGGGTGTAAAGAATTAAATAAAGGTTCTATTGGATTCTCAAATAATTCAAAAATTATAGCATCGGCCACTTCTGCAAGTTCTAT